TTTTAGAACTTTTTTCATAAATTCAAAAAATTCTTTGTGAAGCTCAATTTCCTCTTTCGTAAAAGGTCCATCAAGCCCTTTCCATCCCATTTCGTCTCTTTTTATCTGATACTTTTTTTCTTTATCCCTCATTTTCTTAAATGCCTTATATAACCTATGTTCTCTTGATAGCATGTTTTCTTCTCCTATACTTCAGGTTTTTATCTTTTGCATTTAGTTTTTGTAGAATCTGTGCAACTTCTTCAAAGTCTGATTCTCGAAGTTTTTGAACGTCATCGTCAAAATTCGTCATATCCATTTCAAACATATCTTTTGACAGTTCATGCACATATTTTTCATCAATCGCTCTCATATACCTAAACTTGCCATTTCTGAAAGTGTCAAAATCTCCACCACTGAATCCCCATTCGTGCCATCCTTTTGGGTGATTGTGAGTTATAGAAGCGTTCTCAAAACGTATAGATTCGATTCTTTGCGTAGGTAACGAACCTTTATCGCCCTTTATAACGTATATTTCTCCAGTCTTAGTTACAACCATAGCACTTTCATAGGTATTCTTAACTATTTTTTTCTCGTATTTCTGCAAAAGCTCTTCAACATTATTATACCTTGTATCTTTAATATTTCCAAGTAGTCTATACCGCCCTTCAGGAACTTTTATTGTTTTATTTTCCGAGTTTTCAATAGCGTGCTTGCTTTTCCACTCTTTATAGGTCATATCGGTTGGCACATAATAAGTTTTTCCGTCCTTATCTTTTGCAGCACGTTCTCCTTCTCCCTCATCTTCAAAATACGGAGCAGTTGTTGTTCTGCAGTTAACGTGAAATGGCGGAGCAGTTATGCCAATCTCGTAATCCTTAAACCCGAACACTTTGCCGTCAAGGCTTTGACAAATTTCAGAAGTTCTGCTATCAAGAGTTGCAACAACTTCGTATCGTTCAACATTCAAATCCTCATATGTCTTAATTCTAGCTTTAGAAGCATATGCTGCACTTTCAGTATAGACAAGCCTTGCCACATTATTTTTGCTTGCATTCATTCTTTTAACAACTTTTTCTATTAATGTATCAAGTTTATCCCCACGAATAAAAGCCTGTGTCATTTCAGTATGCAGAGTATTCAGAAGCTTTTCTTTGTCTTCCCATATCCTATCCGAAAAATGTTTGCCATCAGAAGCCCAAGGACTAGAAATAACAGTATTTACTAATTTATCATTCAACTTATACATATTTGAACCTATACCCATCCCTGTACCTTTGGCAATTTCAAAAAACGTATGATTGTATTGATCCTTGTACAGATTACCTAAATAATTTTCAAAGCTGCTACCATTATCATTATACAACTTTTCTATTTCAGCACGTACCTGAAACTTCATAGCTTCTAATCTCTCTATATGATACTTGGCACTTGCATTTTCAAGTTCTCTCCTGAATAAATTATTGTTCTCGCCGGAACCTTTTTTGATGTACTCTTCTACAGTCCACTTAAACTCTTTGCGTTCCCTCTTGTTAAGCATTTCCTTCGCATTTGCTAGTGATACATCATTGTTTTTAGAAATCCTGTTATACCACATTTCAATATCCTGATTTATCCTAGTGATTGCCTTGTCATATTCAGCCTGCTGTTTCTTTATCTCTTTTCCAGCCATTTGATTAACTCGGTTTTCTTCCTCAACAAATCTATCTTTCCAATATTTTTTATCCATAACTTCTTCCTTTTCTTAATTTTCGAGGTATAATAATATAATCGGAGTTCCGATAGAAAGTGTAGGTGAAACTTACATATGCAAACTTTGCCGTTGATGTTTATACGTGATTTTTTAAAGAGTTTATCTGCGGCCTCAGACGATAATAAACTTACTTACAATGGACCGTCTATCGATCTTGAAGTGTTAAATATTTTAGAATCTTATGGGTTTATAAAGATCTTGCGCCATGAACCAAATGTATCATTAGTGGAACCAGTTTTTGAACCTTATTCGCTTTATTTTATTGAAATAACCAATAAAGGGATTGAATATCTAAAATCTGGAAAATTATAAAATTAAAAAAGATGAGAGATTAAATACTCTCATTTTTTAAACTCTCATACTCCGTCCACTCCTGTATCTGCTGTTCTGATTTCTCTTTCTTAATTCTTGCAAGCTCTTCCTGAACATCAGTTACCCAAGGGTGCTGTGCAACAAGTGTTTCTTCTGAAATTATCCCAACCGAATTTCTAATATCTGAAATAGCTTGACTCTCGTTTATCAATATGTCTCTATTCAACACAACTTCCACTTTTTCTTTAAGAAAATCACCTTGTCCAGTATTCTTCAAATGATTTGCCAAAAACCATATCATTTCTTCAAAACTTGCCTGAAACTCTGTTTCAAAATCATTTGCCTCTAAATCTATGTCCGAGTACATCGAACGTATGTTAAGCTGATTTGGATTATTCCCAAGCGTATCAGCTTTGCTGTCAAATCCTCCGCCATTTTCAATTATGGTTTTCTTCAGCAGTTTCGCAATGCTTTCATAGTTTCCCGCATTCACTTCAACTTGTAAACTTGATACATCTCCATCCTCTCTTACTTTAACAGCTCCAAATGTGGAAAGATTTTTTCTGAACTCGCCCAAGTTTTCACCGTCATAATTTTTAATAATTAAAATCGTATTTCTACTGTCTTCCTGCATATTATTCATGAAATCACTTATAAGCATGTTTAAAGCGTCCTGTAACGATTTTACTCTTTTAAGCAAGGATTGTTCTAACTCGTCGGCTTTGAAGCATATAAGCGGTATTTTCTGCCAGTTGTAAGGCTTGTCATCAACACTTAGGTACGCCTTCTTTTCAATTACTGCAAGTTTTGTATTGTTCATTTTATAATACTCAACTCCAGACTTTCTGTAAATCTCAACATAGTTTTCAGTATTATATGTCCCATTTTTATAAATTTCTCGACTGTAAACTCTTATTGCATAATCAAGCTCTTCATGCTCATTATCAAGCCAGACAGGAATAACCTCAACTGAATTTAATCTCTTGAATCTTAATTTCCCTGTTTCATCAACATACAAAAATAACCACCCAAGTCCATTGTTGTAGACATCAGTGGCTACTCTTTTTAGTATTTTAAGAAAATTTTTATCAAACAGTTCATTTAATTTATTATCATATTCCTGATTCTCACTTTTAATGCTTGGAGTTTTAGAAATTATATAATTTACTTTTTGCTTTACCAATTTTTTATACTGGTTATCCACTATTCTATTATTTGGTAAATTATTAACTTCTATCAATTCACCATTTTCTCCGATAGCTGTTCTTTGCCTAAAAAGTATGTCATGTTTCCCACGATAATAATCATTCCCATCTTTCATTTCTCTATATTTCCGACTCACAAAATACCACATTATAATATTTTCAACTTCGCTAAGATTGATATTCTGTTCTCCCATTTTATCTTTTCTCCTAAACAATTTCTTAATAAATTTAAACATTTTTTCTCCTTAATCAAAAGAAAATGTAGGGCCTTTTGAATAGCTTTCAAGTGCATATCTCATTGCGTCCATTAAATGGTTAAAATCGTCTACAGGCTTATTGACCGGATTGTCAAACTTGTCCTTATCCCACATATAGTTTGATATTTCGGTTATGAAATTCACACATCTGGGATGAATGATAATTTTATAATCCTGAATATATTGAACTCCGTTATTAATACTGTCCCTACCTTTTCTTGATTTTCTTATGCCTTTCAATCCCAAATCATAAAGTTCGTCAATTGACTTAGGCTCTTGACTATCTGCCACAATTTTTTCTTTTCCATAGCCTTTTCTGATAATCTCTTCAGCGATTTGACGGTTTTTCATTGCGTTTTTATAAATCTCGTCAAACACATAAATTTCCTTATTTGCTACATCAATCAGCCCACAGAAAAATGCTGACGGATCATTGGTATACCCAAAGTCTAGTCCGAAAGCTGATTTCACACCTTTACGTTTTGAAATTTCATTGACATCAAATTCTTTTTCTTCCCAGTTCTCATAAACAAGCCCTTCAACAATTCCCCAGTTTCCAAGCCCTGCCACCTGATAACGTCTAGGGTTGTTTTTCTTCATATCCTCAAACAGTTTCTTGTCACTGTCGTCAAGCCATTCATTGCACATGTAGTTGGTTGTCTTTGCCATTATATTTTCGTCTTCAACATCAAAAAATCTTTTTTTGAGCCAGTGCCGTTCGTTCCAAGGGTTAAACGTGAGTGTAATCTGCTTATATAAAGGCTCTTCAACAGTACCTCTTATACTTTCGTCAAGCATATTAAAATCCTGCTCCTTGTTTATCTCATAGGCTTCCTCAATCCACGCCCAGCATAGATTTCCAGTTTCAACTGTTATTGAAGTAACTTTAAGCGGATCGTCCAGTCCTCTAAATAGTATTTTCTGCCCTGTAGGAATATAAATTATCTCCAATGGACTTTCCTTAACTGACCAGTAATCCTGTACCCCTAATATATTTATAGCCCATTTCAAGTCTGTAAAGCAGCTGTCCTTTAACGTCCGATAAACTTTTCTTACCACAAGCAAGTTTGCCCCAGGATATTTCATCATTGAATAAATAAAAAATAACGCCGTTGTCTTGCTCTTTTTGCTCCCACGACTGCCTTTACATACTCTGTATCTTCCTTTGAAGTTCCAAAAATCTCTGTATCCTTTTCCAACCAGTTCCGGCAGATTCACTTTTCTACTCTTCAAGTTCATCTTCACCCACAATCATAACTGGCACAACTCCGTCAACTTCAACTTTATCTGTGAACAGCCTGTATCGTTTACCAAGCAGTTCTGCCGCTTTCAACCTATCTTTTAAATCTACATTTTTACTTATTTTTTCTGTTGCTGATTTTCCAAATCCTCCCACTACTACTTCTTCAGTTACTTCTCCTCTTAGAGTTGCAGTTAAGAACTCCAGTATCTCTTCAGCTTTAGCTATTCTATTATTTGCATGTTCTTCCATTATCTTTTTTATATATTTAGAAATATTAGTATTTTTTAGTAATTTATCAGCATTTACGCCTGCATACTTTTCTTTATACCCAGCCTTTATTGCGGATTCAGTAGCATTTCCACTAGCTACATAAAACTCACAAAAAGACTTCTGCCTTGCATTTAATTTCAATGCTACCACCTCCTTCTGTAACAAAAAAAAAGACAGCCTTTAAACTGTCTTATGCTTATATAAAATCAAAGATTCAATAACAAGTACTTAACTCATACTCTTACATCTTGACATATTATAACATATTAAAAATTATATACAAGGATGATGATATATGAATATAATAAATAATACATTAAATAATAAAACACAAATCGAAATTAATGATAGAATAATAGATGTAAATAATATTGAAAAAATTGAAAGAAATCCGTT